CAAGGTTTACCTCGTCAAAAAATACCATTATCACAAAAAACAGATGAATGGAAAAAAGATACCATTAATTATTTTGAAAGGTTATCTTATACTTCACCATCTGGTAATAGAACTACTAACTTTAATAAGTTGGTTAATTATGATTTATACAATGGTAGATTTAATAAAGCAGATTTAGAATATGTTTGTAATCCTTTAGGATTAGTAGATAATGAATTTCCTGCTACACTACAACACTATGATGTTGTAAGTCCAGCCTTTAATTTATTAATTGGTGAAGAAGTTAAAAGACCTGATAACTTCATGGTTGTTTCTGAATCACCAGAAGATATTACAAGAAAGAATGAAGCTTTAATTGGTAAGATTAATTCATCTATTGAACAAATGCTTTTAGAAGGTATTGATCCTTCAACAGTAGATCCTAATAATCCTGTACAAAAGCCTGAGGATATTCTTAAATATGAAAAATATAATCCTTCAGATTTAGTAGAATCACAAGCTAATAAGATATTAAAATCTCTTAGACGTAAATTAAATACTAAAGAGATATTTAAACGTGGATGGAAAGATTCATTAATTGCTGGTGAAGAGATTTATTGGACAGGAGTATCTAATGGTGAACCAATGTTAAGACGTTGTAATCCATGTAATGTTACTGTAGTACTAGATAATGATTCAGATTTTATTGATGATGCTGTAGCAGTTATTGAAACTAGAATGTTAACTCCATCAACTATTATAGATGAATTTGGTGATAGTTTAAAACCTAGTGAGATAGATACATTAGAAATGTATACTAATGCTGTGGGTAATCAATATATGCAAGCACAAGGACCTAATCCAATGTTTGTATTAGATAATAATGCTAATACAGTAGATATTGGTGGAACACTTGGTTCTAAGTCTAGTTCATTTAACTCAAGACTAATAAGAGTAGTTAGAGTTGAATGGAAATCTATGACTAAAAGATTTGCTTTAACTTATACTGATGAAGATGGAGTACCGCAAGAAACAGTAGTTGATGAAACTTTTAAATTAAGTGTTTTTAAACAAGCTTATCCAGATGCTAAAACTGAAGAGTATTGGATTACAGAAGCATGGGAAGGTATTAAAATAGGTTCTGATATTTATATTGAAGCTAAACCTAAACCTAACCAACGTAGACGTATGGATAATCCATATGTATGTAAACTAGGTTATACAGGTTTAATTTATAATGCTACTAATAGTGTTAGTGTATCTTTAATGGATAGATTAAAACCTTACCAATATTTATACAACATTATATCTTATAGATTAGAATTGGCATTTGCTAGTGATATGGGTAAGATTATGTTAATGGATTTAGCTCAAATTCCTAGAAGTGAAGGTATTGATATTGAAAGATGGATGTATTACTTAAGAGCAATGAAAGTAGCTTTTATTAATTCACATGAGGAAGGACAGAAAGGTTCTATGACAGGTAAGATATCAACCTTTAATCAATTCCAATCAATTGATATGAGTCTTGCTAATGTTATTCAACAATATATTCAAACTTTAGAATATATTAAATCTCAAGTAGCATTTATTAGTGGTGTATCACCACAACGTTTAGGTGCTATAGCAAGTAATGAGCTTGTAGGTAATGTACAACGTTCAGTAGAACAATCTGCATTAATTACAGAGTTTATGTTTGATTCACATAATGAAGTTAAACGTAGAGTATATACAGCACTTATTGAAGCTGCTAAGGTAGCTTATAGAGATGGTCTAGTTACACAATATGTATTAGATGATATGGGTATTGAGTTACTTAAATTAGATGAGTTTGAGTTAGAGAATTCTGAATTTAATACTTACTTATCTAATAGTAATAAAGATGCAATGGTTGTTGCTGAATTAAAAGAGTGGTCTAAAATTGCATTACAATCTGATAAAGCGGATTTATCTACTATCATGGATACTGTAATTAATGAAAATCCTAGAGATATGATTAAGATACTTAAACGTGGAGAAGAAGAGAAATATAAGCGTGATGCTGATGCTCAACAACAACAATTAGCAGCTCAACAACAAGAAATGCAAACTACTCAAGCTATGCATCAAGAAGAGATTGCTGAAAGACAAAAAGATAGAGATATCCAACAGTATATAGCAGACTCTAATAATCAAACTAAAATTCAAGTTGCTGAGATAGGAGTTTATTCTAGACAAGAGAATTTAGACGCAGACATGAATGGAATTCCTGATCCTATAGAAATAGCTGCACAATCTTTAAAAGAGCGTGAGGTAGCTTCTAATGCATTTTTAGAGCATGCTAAATTAACACATGAAAAGAATAAACATCAAGCTGAACTAAATCTTAAGCAAAAAGAAATTAATTCTAAAGTAGATATTGAAAATAAAAAGTTACAAATGGTTAGAGAACAAAATGCTAATCAAGAAAAACTTGCTAATCAAAAAGCTAAATTAGATAAAGAAATGATGCAGAAAAAGATTGAATTAGAAAGAATGAAAATTAAAGCAAAACCTAAAACACCTAAAAAATAATGATACCTAGTTTAAAATCAAGTACAATGAATCCAGAACAATTTTTTGGTAAGTTATTTCAGATAAGAGATCAGATACATCTTAGACATTTAAGAGTATCTGGTATAGGTTCATATGCTACACATAAAGCTTTAAATGAATTTTATGATGAAATATTAGATCTAACAGACTCGTTAATAGAGTCTTATCAAGGTAAATATGGTATTGTAAATATTACAATTAAAGAATCTAAAGATATTGATGCTATAAGTTTATTAAAAGAATTAGTTTCTTTAACAGATGGTGGCAGTGCTTATAAAATGTTTAAAGAAACATGGTTGCAAAATCAATTAGATGAAATTAGTGCTTTAACATATCAAACACTTTATAAGTTACAGAATCTTAAATAACTTAATGCTATATACTAGTATCTATTATTAGTAAAAATAATTTGAAATAATTAAAAATAAATTTGCAAAATATAACGAAATACGTTATATTAATAGTATAACAAAGGAAATAAAAGGAAAACATGAGTAAAGACAATGAAAACCCATTTGCTGGATTTGATTTATTAAATGGAGGGTTTGGTAATACTAAACCTGATAGTGATGAAGATAAACCAGATGATGATATTATTGATGGAGATCCTACATTATTAGAAGATAATGATAATGGTGATTTAGGAGATAATGCATTAGATGCTGAAAAACTTTTAGAAGAAGTAGCTAAGAAACAGGCTAAAGCTTCTACTAAAAAAGAAACAACTTCTACTAAACCTGATTTAACAGATAATACTGATAATGAGGATTTAATAGATGATGAATCAGAAGAATTAGAAGGTGCAGGTTTTAAACCAGCATTATCACATTTATCAGATAAAGGAATTTTAGAATTTAATGATGTTGATATTGAAGATTCAGAAGAAGGTTTTGAAAAAGCTATTGAACAAACTATTAATACTAAATTTGAAAAGTTATTAAAGAATAAACTTGGAGAAGAAGGATTAGCATTATTAGATTTTGTAGAAAATGGTGGAAATGCAAAAGACTTTATAGAAATATACTATAATGATGCTTCTTGGTCTGATTATTCAATTGAAGATAATGAAGCTGCTCAAAAAATTGCAGTACGTGAATCTTTAAAATTAGATGGATATGAGGCTGAAGAAATTGAAGATATGATTTCTGAGTTTACAGATAATGGTACTTTAGAAAAGCGTGCTAAAACACACTTAAATAAATTACAGAAATTTGAAGATTCATATAAAAAAGAATTAGTTGAAAAACAAAGAATAAAAGCTGAACAAGATAAAGCTGCTGAAAAAAAATACTGGGAAGATTTTAAAGATAATATTCTTAAAAAAGACGAACTTAAAGGTTTTAAGTTAACTCCTAAAGTAAAAGAAAATCTTGTAAATTTCTTTACTGTAACTGATAAAAAGACTGGTAAAACAGGTTATCAAAAAGCAGTTGAAAGTGATTCAGATGCAGCTTTACTTTTTGGTTTACAAGCAATGAATAACTTTGATATCTCTAAATTAGAAAAACAAGTTGTTACAAAAGCTGCTAGTAAATTAAACGGTATTATGAAAAACTATAAGCCTTCTACAAGAGAAAGAATGTCTACAGGTAGTACACATTATGATACTGAAGGTGAGAATCCATTCGCAGGATTTAAAAAAATGGCGTAATTAAATAGAATTTTTAACATTAAAATTATAAAAAACAAATGCAATTAGATTTACAAATAAGTCAAGGTAACTGGCATAAAGGGTTAACACAAGCATCACACTTGTCTAATTTCTTTTTAACTGAACCTGCTTTAGCTTCTCAAGTAGTAACTAGAGTTTACAACAAAATGAATGGTTACAAGAATGCTTTATCATTCTTAACTACAGGTACAGGACGTACTAAAGAATTAGATAATATTGTTTACCGTTGGCCTTTAATGGGTGACAGTGAAAAAGCAGTTCCTATTTCTATTAGTCAGTCAGTTTTTGGAGATGGTGGTTCAACTCCTGGTATTAATAATACAACTTTCCGTATTGGTTTACCTGAAAAATGGTTTGCTTTAGGTGATATATTAGTTCCAGATGATAATCGTTATTCTTTACGTGTAATGGAAGAACCTTATGCTCAAGGTGTAGATTTTATCTATGTATTACAATTAGTAACTAAAGATCCTACAGCTTATATTCCTGCTTCATTAGTTGCTAATGGTAGAGAATTATCTAAAGATTTCAATACTGTTGAACATGATCACTCTCGTACTTCAGGTGAAACTACTTATGCTACTCCATTCATGATGGAAAATTACATGAGTACTTATCGTAAAATGTATGCTGTATCTGGTGCTGCTCAATCTAAAGTAATGGTTATTTCTTTAATGGATCCTCAATCTAATAAAGTATCTGATACTTGGGTTAAATATGCAGAATGGGAATTCTGGGCTCAGTGGATGGATGAAATGGAGAAAGCTTTAATTTATGGTAAAGGTAACGTTAAATCTAACGGTACTACAGGAATGAAAGGTCCTTCAGGAAATACTGTTTATATGGGTGCTGGTTTAGAAGAGCAAATTCACGGTGCTAATAAACGTTACTATACAACATTAACAGAACAAGTTATTCGTGATTTCATGGATGATTTATCATATAATGGTACAGAAGATGGTCCTCGTGAGTATGTTGCTTTATGTGGACGTCAATTCATGAACTTGTTTGATCAAGCTATGAAGAAATCTGCTTCTAACTTTATATTAACTGATAGTAAATTTATTACTGGTTCAGGACAAGAGTTAGCATTAGGTGCACAATTCAAAACTTATGTAGGTTTAAATGGTGATAGAATTACTTTAAAAGAATGTCCATTATATAACTCATTAGTACGTAACCGTAATTTACATCCACAAACTGGTAAACCAGCAGAATCATATAAAGCTACTTTCTTAAACTTTAAGAAATCTGGTAATGGTGAATCTAATGTACAAAAAGTTTATCATAAAGGACGTGAAATGGCTTCTACATATATTGAGGGATTAGCTTCTCCATATGGAATGAAGAAAAATGGAACTTCTAGTTCTCCAGTAGATGGATATGAATTCCATGTATTATCAGAATGTGGTATCATGTTAAAAGATCCTACTGATGCAGGACAACTTATCCTTGATATCGATACTTTAAGTTAATAAAAATACTTATATTTGTAAAGGGGTGTAAAAAGCCCCTTACATTTATAAAACAACAATAAAAAGGAAACACCAGTAAACTGGTAAACAACTAAAAAAGGAAAAGAATGGAATTTAAAGGACCAAAAGAAGTAGTAATTAAAAGAGTACCTCGTGCAGGTTATTTTGGCTTAACAGCCTACCCAAAATCAACAACAACTTTAGGTTGTGAACTCAGCAAAAACGGTTTTAAAACTGGTTTAACTGCTGAAGAAGAATTGTATTATGAAGAACAACTAGGGTTAAAGAAAGGTGAACTTTCTAAACATAGTAAATGGTGGAGTGAAGTATTTAATGTAGAATATGCTCCTCGTTTAAATAATACTAAAGAAACTAAATTGATTTTAGATGATATTATTAATCAATTACGCTATAAGGTTTTAAATGCTTCTAGTAAAGTAGCTAATTCTGAAATTGCAAAGAAAGAACCATTTGTGGATTTTTATATTGTAGATGAAGAAGCTAAAGCTAAAGCAGAATCAATAGTATTTGATTATGAATGGGAAGCTATGGAATTAGTTCTTAAATTAAGTCCTGAAGAAAAACGTAGTTCTTTACGCTTATTTGGTAAGCGTGGAGTAGATGAATTATCAGAAGCTATGTTAAAATCAGAATTAACTAAAGAGCTTAAGAAAGATCCTAAAGCATTCTGTGATACATTAAAAGATAAACAATTAAAAACTAGAATGTTAGTTGAAGAACTAATAGAGTATAGAATTTTAAAGAGAAATGGTAATTACTATAACAATGGTGATGATACTATAGCATCTAGTACTGATGAAGCAATAGACTTCTTTGAAGATTTAAAAAATCAATCAGTAGTATTAGCAATGCAAACAAGATTAAAGAAAGCTAAAAAAGATAAATAAAGATGAATATTTCAGAAGCCCATTTAGCGTTTAAGTTTGGTTTAGACAAAATAGACTCTCTGAATTATCCTAACTTTTTACCAGAAGAAATAGATTTACTTTTAAATCAAGGTTATAAAAGATGGGTTAAACAAAGATATGGTCTTAACAATGTTAAACGACAATCCTTTGAAGAAACTCAAAAACGTACTGAAGATTTAAAGAATTTAGTTAAAGCTGTTAATTTAGTACCTTTAGCTTATAATAGTTTAAATATTGATTCTAACGCTAGATTTGTAACATTACCTACTGATCATTGGTTTATTATTCAAGAGCGTGTAGAAGTGTCTTATATTGATTGTACAGGGGTAACTGTAACCGATATAATAGAAGTTAGACCAACACAACATGTTGAGTTTGATAAAGTTGTAAAGGATGCATTTAAAAAACCTGATAATACTAAAGTATTAAGATTAATGGAAGATGGACAAGTAGAACTTGTATCATCTACAGGAATAACAATAACTCAATATAGATTAAGATATTTAAAGCAACCTGTAACTGTTAGTTTAAGTGGAAATATAACTTTTGAAACTAGTGAACATACTCATCAAGAAATAGTTGATGAAGCTATTAAAATAGCATTAGAAGATATTGAAGCTAAACGTAATTCTACATTTACACCAATTGTTGATAATCAAAAAGAATAATAATAATTAAAACAAAATTAAATGGCAATTAAATACCCATTAGAATACTCTCTAGGTTCAAATAAAGTTCAAAGCTTTCCTAGAGTACAATATGCTAAAATTGTAGAAATCATTGATGCTTTAAATGGTATTACAGATGGTACTTACTCATTTGATGCATTAACAGTAACTTCATTAAGTACTGATCAAGTAATTCTTACTAAACGTGTTACAACACAAACAACAAATATTACCACAGCAGTAACTATTAATGCAACTTCAGGAGTAATTAAAACAGTAGCTTTAACAACAGCTGGTGGTTCAACTAGTGGTCCATTTACAGTAAATAATAGTTATGTAACATCAACTTCAACTATTATATTAACAGCAGAATATGCTTCAGGTAAAACAGGTAACCCAATTGTAATGACAGAAGGAACTCCTGGACCAGGAACTTTTAAAATTAAAATTGGTAATGGAGCTCCTGCAGCAACAGTATTAAATGATGTAGTTAAAATTCACTTCTTAGTAGTATAATTAAAAACAAAACAATTAAATTAAATAAATTAAAAATTTAAAAAACAAATTACAATGAGTAACTCAAACAAAGTACAACAAATATTTATTTCAGATGGTACTGCATTACCTGCTAACAATGCTGATACAACATCATTAACAGCTGGTAAAGTTGGTATTTATGGTCAAGATATGTTAGCTTTAAATCCAGCAGGTGGTGATACTATCACTACACAACCATATATTTATGTTATGGAATCTAAAACTGATTCTAATGGTGTAGG